GTCATCTTGAAAAAGCTGTATTCATTCGGCAACGTATAAGGCTGCATAATTTTATAAGACAAACTTGCATTATTAGACATATTATGCTCCTTCTGAAAAAATTATATATTTCCCCCACCTCAAAAACCATTCGTCTTCTTCCAGCGCCAAACTTTTTTCTACGTGAACGTGCGCCCACCCTTTTCTTTTTAAAATAATTTCCGCCTCTTTGAACTGGAACGGATTGACAACTAGCACCGCATGATAAGGTCCCCGTAGACCAAAGTAGGGTTCGTCCTTATTTTCTCTTGCACATTCTACTATTTGTTCAACCGCCCAATTAAGAGACGATTCGGTCAGGTCTGCATTAATTTTCATTTTTAACAGATATTTCATCGTCATCACCCCCTTTCTCTAGATTCACCCCGCTCAACCCGTAAACATCCGCCCAAGGTAAAACCTTGGTGTATTTCTCCGACGTTTTGCAATAGGTGCAACGGAACACCATGCGTCGGAGTTTCTCTTTGTCTCGGCGAAACGCCTTGAGAAATCCCGAACCCTTGCAGGCGATGCAGGTCTTGTCGCCCTTGTCGCCGATCTCAATCTCGGCCTGCCGAACGACGATGTCGATGACCGAGGGGAACTCCCGAACGTCGATAGTGTCCACAATCTGCGAGAATATACTCCCATCGATGTGGTTAAGTGACCGGAAGTAAAGGTTAATCAGCGCGTCCCACTCCCTCGTTGTCCGGTCTTTCCCGCACCTACTGGCCAACTTCTCCATCCCTAACTGAAAATCTTTGTTGTTCATAAGCCCCCTTTGATGACGCATTTAAATGCGATTTAAAGCGTTGACCCCCCGTTTGGCTACCCACCTAGCCACCCTACCCCTTTCGTCGCAGGAAACCCCCTTAGCGTTCGCCACAAGTGGCATCCTTGGTCTTGTCCTTTTCACCATGACACTATTTCTCCGGTCGTCGGGTCGAGGTATCGTTTTTCTTCTCTTCGTATGCTCTGTGCTCTGCATTGTTCTTTGTCGTTGTCTTCTGTGCATTCAAAGATATCATTCCTTGGTTCCCATCCTCCAGTCTCAAACTCTAGAGCTGCTTGTTGTGTATCCTCAGGGGCTTTACGCCAAGCCGCAGAATCTTTGCCAAGGATAAGCAAGCCCTTGAGAATATTCACATCGCTGGCGTCCCACTCGTAGTTTTTAAGTGAGAACCCGTTTGTGTTAGACCACGTGGGTATCTGTTCTGAGAGTCGTCCAGTCCAACCATCACACTTATCACACCTAAAACAGTATTGCTTTCCGTCTTTTAATCCAGTTACTGAGCCTGCTCCATTGCATCTATAGCAAGAAGTTTCCTTAAATTCCAATGGCTTATAGTTCATCTTGCGATAGAAAAAGAACTTCGCGATAGTAGGGAACTTCTCTTCTTTGGTAATCATCTCAGAGCAAATGTCTGAGAAGGAACTGTCTGATAACTTTGAATTAAGCGCCTGATAATAAACTCGGCAGAGTTGTTTCCATTTGTCGGAGGATACCGATACTTGAAACGCAAGGGCCACCTCTTCTAGCCTTGATTCAAAAAACGCTTTGTTCACCAGTCACCTTTTACTTTCTCGCCCTTTAGGTAGGCGTTGATCTTTGTCACGAAGATTGGAAATGTATGTCCATTCTCCACGACAAATTCGTTGCTGTCGTTTAGAAAGTTATGAACGGCCGTAAGTAAATCGAACTCCGACACCCGCGCCGCCAGCCCCTTAGCCTGAGTGTTGTGGCGTGCATAGTCCCCTATGATATACGGCCGCCCAAACTTAGACTCATAATGCGTAGTAAAGATTTGCAAGTATGGATGAATAAAACCCCTACTGCGTTCGCTAGAACGCCCGGCTTTAGCCGGGGCTTTTTTTTCTTTTTTGCAAATACGAAGTATTTGTTTTTCTGTATCTGTATCTACTTCTGTATCTGTATCTGTATCTATGGGTAACTTTTCTTCGTAACCTTTTTGTGTAACCTTTCCTTGTAACCCTCGTCTATAAGGTTTTTGTCTTTCGTATTCTGTCTGATATTTCAGCCAGTTAGAAACGCTTAATGTTTTATCTGGGTTGACTGTTAGTTTCTTTACTTCGGGTGACGTTAGTCTTATAATTGCTTTATCTAAGATTGGCAGTGGTATTTTAAGAAACCCAGCCATTTGTTCGTTGGTGTATGGTATGCCTTGAGATATGCAGATCGTTCCCGGTTGGGGAGAGTAACCAGCTAGGGCAAGCAACGAGAACCAAACCCCCCTAGTCTCTGCATCAAGCTCGCTAAACGTTGTGCCATTGATAATATAGTCTGGCCATAATCTAATCCATTTCATAACTGCCTCCAACATACACAATTCCGCACAGGCGAAGGCTGACACTTGCGAAGGTAGAAAGCCTCCGTTTGCCCTATGCGGAAATGTTTATTTTGGATATTCGCAAGTGTCATACCCCCCCTTCTTGCACAAGTCGCTTGCGTTGTCAAATTTATTTTTAAACAGGGGGGTGAGGTGTTAATCCCACCCCTCTGTTTATCGAGAGAGAACCATCGCTAAAATAATCAAACCCATTAGTGCCACATAAATTTTCAGCACAGGTTTTCCCTTATGGTGGCGAGCTTCTCCGCCACTATTTTATTCACGACCTGAATAACGTGGTTGCACAATTCCGTTTGCCACGTTATGCTGGCACTCCCCGGAAATGTTCTCAAGGCGGTCGCGGTTTTGTAAACTTTTCCTGTTGTTTTGTTTGTAATCCTTGTTTCTTTAGTGGTCTTTTGGCATTTCTTGCAGCGACCTGACACTCCGAACTTGCCGCCCTCCTGTTTGTTGAAATCCGACAGAGGCAATTCCACTTTGCACAGCCTACAAACCTTTCCTTCTTTTCTTACTTCCTCTCCGTTCTCTTTTCTCAGTATTGTTGTCATTTTTTCCCCTTTGTTTACATTTTTTATACCACGACTTGTAGTAGGTGGACTTCCCGTGCTGGCAGAGTTTCTCGCACACGTCAGGGTGAACGAGATGCTCTAGCTTATTACAAAAAACATAATTTACTTGTCTAATAAGCACAGTAACAGGGCGATCCCTATTGCTACTCCGCTTATTGTTATTTCGCTCATGTGTCCTCCCGCGATTCGTGTTAGATTTTTTCATAAATCATGCTTATTAGTGCCGCAGTTAAAATCACAATGACAAACGTCATAGGGTTTCTCCGCTGAAATTGTTGTTGTCTCCAGGAAACGGAGAGTCATCCGCCGCCGGTTCCTTAACCGCCCATGTTGGAGAACTTGCAATCTTGAGTAGCATATCTAGTTTTGCCTCGATTCGAGCGAGCGCGTCGTTGTTATTTGCCCTAGCTACTTTGGGCAGGGTCGGGTTGTAGCAGGGTTTGCCCTTCTGTGACAGAATTGGCTGGCCGTTCTTCATTGCTTGTTCGATAGTTCCCTCGATGGTTGCTCCTACGCGAACGCGCTCGTCGACGAACGACGTTACCCACTGGCCGTTAGCCTTAACGAGCAGGTAGTTCCTCCCGTTGGCCGATACTTTGTTTTGAACTTCGTCAATCTTAATCTGTGCCATTATTGGCCTCCTTTGTTTATTTTTTAAGAGAAAGTAGCATAGCTACAATTAACCAAAGTACTGGAAAAAATATGAAAATTAAAAATAATCTTGTATTATCCATATCAGTCCTCCTTTATAGCTTTTTTAATATTCTTTTTAAACCATCTTTTTGTTAAAGAAAATATTCTGTTACATTCTTTGAGCATACTTACGTCAAAGATATCCAAATGTTTTTTGCATTTTAAACAAACCCTAGCGTAGTGGACGGCAGCGTTAAGATTTGCGGCTTGCCAATAGTCGAAAGTTAAATTTAATTTATTTTTAGTCATTTTTGTCATGGTAGTTTGCTACCGTGTATATATAGCCTTCTTCTTTGTCGAAATCTTCTGTATGCCCCGGCCAACAGTGTTGAACCGCGCCGCAATAGCGGCACTGCCAAGGTAGGTTACCCTTCTTGTTGGGGGCGTATTCTCTGCTTGGCAGGTCGTCCTTCGTTGCGTTCAGCGCCGAGATGAATCGCTGTTTGATCTCTGGGATGAGGTCGGGGTTGTATTCGAACGCAACTTCGCAGGTTGCCCCGGAGTCTCTGTCCACGCAGAACACGAGCGCATGGCTGATTTTCAGCGCGTGCATATAGCAGTTGATTTGGCATTCGTAGCCGTAGCCGATGTTGCCTTCCTTCGCTTTCTTGAACGGGTAGCCGCCCATGCTCTTGCATTCAAACAGCCATTCACTTCCGTCCTGCCTCGTGAACCTGCCGTCGATGTGTCCCTTTATAATATGCTCGCCGCATTCGAACGAGCATTCTTCCTGAACTTCTGGTAGGTGCAATTCTTTGAACTCCTCCGGTATATGTGTTCGCAGGTAGCCCTTGACCATTTCTTCAACGAGGTCGCCGAGCTTGAATTTCATCCTAGTCTTCGCCGTGAGCGGGCGCATCTCGAAGCCTAAATGCTGGTAGGCTATGGCGCGGGCGCACTTCCCGGCGTTGGAGAGTCTGATGGGAGATGCCCATTCGCGGGCGTTCTCTTTCTCTTGGATGGCCTCAACGAGTTTGTTTGTTAGCATGTAACTCCTTTCCAAGTATTATGGAATAAATCTTTGCGGACAGTTCGATTTGTTCCTTGTAATACTTCACGCCATCTTCGAGTTCAGCGAGTTGCATAGCGCGAGTTTTGTCCATGACGGTAAACCGTTTTTCGACGCCGTTTATTTTTGTGTAGAGGGATTTGAGTTGCATTGTTCCTCCAGCCAGTTGTCTCTCTTCTCTGCTTCGATGGCCATGTCTTGAGCTTCGGCCCATGAGATTACTCGTTCAAAGTTTTTGGAATCCTCTCCAAAATCTTTTGTAAGGCGCAGAGTTATTCCGCAAGAATCAACGTCCACCGAGAAGAAGTTATACGGTTCATCGGAGAGGCACAAATGGACGTGAACGCTATCTTTGCGGACTTCTGTTCTCATTATGTCTTTCATATGCAGAACACCTGTTTCGCTTCTTGAAACGATTTCAGCGGGAGGTACAGTAGGCATTTGTCGTTGTCTAGGACCGCGACCATTTCGTTGTCGAGGTTGACACGCCATTTGCGCCAAGCGTCACCCGCCGGAGCTTGCAGGAGTTCTCCTCCGTTGTTTACGAGGGATTTCAATATGTCTGGCAGATTTTTCTCTTTGAGTGCGCCGTGAATAATACCAGGCACCGAGGTCATGTCATTAAACCAGACGTAGAGATTACAAGTCCCCTGTTTTATTTCCACCATTCCCTTGTCCATTGGACTCCTCCATTTTTTTACGAATTGTAGCACGAGCCATACGCGAGATTGGTTTTTCCTGTTTGATCCATTTATACACGGAGCCAAGCGAACAGCCCACAAGCCTAGAGATTTGCTCATAGGAATAGGACTCATACAGTTTTCTAAGCCAATCACGCTCCAAGTCATTTGACATACGACATCACCTCCCTTCAAATATTTACTAACCCTTATATTAAGACTTTTATAAAGTCAAGTTTAATCGTTCGGGTCGTCGCCGCCGTAGGGATCGTCGTCCTCTGCACAGTCGTTCCACAGGTTTTGGGCTTCTTTTTCAAACAGTTCAGTGCATTTTTTGTCGTTCCAGTCGAAGGTTTCGATTGCGTAGCGTTCGAGTACGGCCTCGATTATTGTGTCCTCGTGGTGTTCGCACCATTCGCCGAAATCCTCCGGATGGCATCTGGTTATGCAACGTCCCATAATTCTCCTTGTTGGTTAGTGGGATGCGACCAGAAAAACGTAAAGCCCAGGCGTTTGTCTGGTAGTTCCCGGCGCTTTGACGAGATTTGGAAGCCCTCGCCTTTGAGTTCGCGGAGTCTGCGGTCGGCGGCCTCTCCGAACATGATGCGGAGGTCGCGGGTAGAAATCCATCGGTCGGGGTGGTCAATAAACCATTGTTTTATTAGGTCTTTTTTGGTCATAACGAATCCCCCTCTATGGTTGTGTCCTCTAATTCGGCGGAGAAATCTTCGGCATCGAGTTTTTGCAGGTATTCCAGGGCCTCAACGTCCTCAATGGTTGACAGGGTAGCCAATTCAAGCAACGCGGCCACTTCATAGGTGTCTAGGTTCATGGTGTCCCCCTTTTCACATGCCGTAAACGGCAAAGCCCTTAGTTGCCCATAGCACAATATGTGCTATGAGGTATAACGTTGCAAAGCCTATGAGTATTTTTAGCATTTGGCCGCCTTTATTGCGTAAGTTAGCAACTCAATGGCTTTTTCGCCTTTAGTTATAGAACTTTCGGGGTCTTGCAAATAACTGAGTGCGGCTTCACAAGCCTGTAAAAGCTCCGGCGCCGCCGCTATCAAGCGGGCGTTGGCCGTTGCAATTTCAGGCTTGCGGCGGTTACTATCAGCGCGTAAAGCCGAATGAACGGCGCATATTTCTTCGCCTTCTGGCCCCTTTATTAATGCCCAAACTTCGTCATAGTTCCACGGCCCCTTTGTGTGTGTCATATTTTGCCCCCATGTTATGACGCCGGAGAAATTCCGGCGCATTGCAACGGCCCCGAATGTTCGGGGCTTATGCAATTAAACGGTTCCGTTGGCTACACATTCCTTCTTTAGGCCGTTGCGACAGTTCCAGCTTATAGGGTAGTTGTTCTCACGTTCAAATAGATAGCTATTGTCTTTATTATATTTGGAGGGCAACCAGCTAGAATTTAGCATAATTTCAATCGCTGTCCATTGCCATTGATCGCCATAACCATATTGGAAAGGGGCGGCAATTATAGCCCCATCCGCGCAACGGGTTATTCGGACACTATGATAAGTGTTACCGTTTACTTTATCAAACCACTTGACGCCATGCGCTACGTATTGGATTTTATTCATATCTTCCTTTTGCTCCGCTGGATACCGCCAGCGGTTCGGGCCTGTTGGGGCGGTTATCTAATTTTAATGCCATTTTTATCACGCCAGCAGATTGTCCGATAATGTCCATCGTTGTTGATGCATTTTATAATTTGATAGCCCTCATAATTATGTTTTTGGCAATAATCTTGCGCTACCTTGCGTGCAACAAATATATCATCGTGTTGATAATCTAAATCTTGAGGGCTATCGAGCCCTTCAGGTGTTATAATCCGGATTTGTAGATTTTTCATATTACCCCTTTCCGGCCTTGCGGCCCGTTATGCTAGCAACATTGCCAGCGTGTTAGTCTTTAAAATCCATATTTCAGCATTTTCTTGTCAACGTCATGCCTGTTAAATATAGTTGCATTATTGTATTCCGTCTCGTAGTCTTTAATTGCCTTGATTTTTTCAGGCAAATTGCCGATATGTAATGCCTTGGCCCTTGCATAGCACTTGCCAAGTAACGCGGCATCAAACCCGCAACATGCCTTATAGTCTTTTATCTGTTCAACGGTTATATTTAACATAACACCCCTTTCCGGCCTTGCGGCCTGTTATGCTAGCAACATTGCCAGCGTGTTAACAATACTTGCCTATTGCCCATGAATAGATAAACTCGTAAGCGCGAATAGGCAATTCTAAATCTGCACAAGCTTTTAAGACTAACTGTCTGATATAGTCTTGACTTTCATCGTCAGCAAAAGACATCGCTTGTTCGATGATTTTTTGCGCCTCAATCATTTTTTCCTGTGTCATATTGACCCCTTGCTTTCACCGGCCCGATTGCCGATGTTTATGGCCTGATTATATTTATTTTAGCATTTATATCAAGTGTTAAAATGGTAAAAGTGAAGTTTATTTTAAAGTTAAAGTAAAGGTTTAAGTGTTTAAGGGTCATAGAATTATTCGACACCGCGCCAAAGTAGAATAAAAATCACAAGCTGACTTAGTAAATAAAAGGTAAAATGGTTAGTGTGTTTGTATGCAGACGATCACGTTCGCGCGTCAAATAGGCGATTAAGAGGCCCGAAGCAAGCATTATAGGCCGTTCGCGCAAAATAGAATAAAAATCACAAGCAATGCCTGTTAAAGAGCTTTTAAATAGCCCGTAAAGAGATCTCAAAAGAGGCTGGATGATGTTAAAAGAGGCAAAAAGAGGCAAAAAGAGGCCCGAAAGAGGCAAAAAGAGGCATCTCTTTATTCTGATTTTTCACATCGAAACCCGATGTTATTTTAAATTATAAGACAGTTTAACTATTTATTATTATTAAACAATTGGAATAAATAACATTATATGACATGCTATGGAGTGGGTGTTAGGTGGGCGGCCTACGGCCAGCGCTTAACGTTATACGAATACCCCCACCCCACAGGAGCCCTACCGACCGTAAAGAGAAGAAGCCTCTTCCGATTCGGTTTTTTTCAAAAAGTTTCGGGGACGTAAGGTATTGGAAAGCAAGGGAAATTGAGTTCTGGTAAGAATGTTGGTAAGAATGTTGGTAAGATTTTACTTGACTCTATATACTACTATGCTACGTTCTTTTTATTCAATTATGGCGAAAATCAAAATAGACGAGTTAAATTCGAAACTTAGCCACTATTTGCGCTTGGCACAGAGTGAGGATGTGGTGGTTACGCGGTATGGGGAGGAGTATGTTGTCATTAAAAAGCTTACCAGAACAGACAAATGTTTACCAGAATCCTTACCAGAATCCTTACCAGACCCTTCATCTAAATGTGAAATCTTACCAGAATGTTTACCAGAATGTTTACCAGAATCGGAGGTTAATTCAGAGCCAAACTTACAAGAGTCTTGTAAGAATTATACGGACAAGAAACGAATCTTACAAGATTTAAGGGAGAAGGTTGCTGGGATAGAGTCTGGGGTTGAGGACGTTCGGTATGTTTGGAGTGAGGGGGAGCCAGATTGGGATTAAGATGGCGCAGTGGAGGAAGTCTGGGAAGAGCGAGGAGTCGTTTTATAAATTACCGAAGCAAAGGGAGGTTTAATATGGATTATGATGATGGGGGGTCTTATGAGAGAATGAGCGCAAGGTTGAACCTCTTAGAGGAACTTTTAAAAAGGTTGAAAGAGATTATAACTTCTAGTGATTTTATATGTGATTCACTAAAATATTCTGAAATGTGTAAATTTATCGAGGTTGTCCCAATGGTAGTTGATAAGGGAGGTATAGATGGACGAGCGTTCTCGTGAGTTGACACAGCGTGCGAGGAACCGGCAGATAATGGAGAGGGCTGCCAACGACGAGAACCTTGAACTAGTGGAGATTATAGACGAGTGGTTACCGATTATTAAGGAGTTGGGGTCGCCTTCGAGGTATACGGGCGAGGAGATGGCTCGCAAGATCGGGAAGATGGGGCTACTGAAGTTGGCGGCGCTGGCGCACGGGGCGAAGTCCGAGAAGACCCAAGCCTTCTGTGCAAGGGAAATCGCCCACATGGGAGGTCTGAAACCTGTCGAAAAGAGCGCTAATCTGAACATTCACCTCATGCCGGAGTCGGAGGTGGACGCGCTATTGGACTCCAAACTGAAGGAGTTCGGGTATGTAGGAGGGAAGGATGAGCCTGAACCTAAGTGAACTAGGACTGGAGGAAAAACGTGACCTGCTCAAACTGCTCCTCGAAAAAGAACAAGCGCAGAAAGCTAGGAAAATTGAGAATTACAAACCCAACCGAGGTCAGCTTCCGTTTCATCAAGGCCAACACAGAATAAAGCTCCTAACTGGTGGAAATCAAAGCGGAAAATCAGTCGCTGGAATTATTGAAGTAATTTGGTCGGCCCTTGGAATACACCCTTACCGAAAGGTCAAGGTCCCCAATAAAGGCCGCATCGTCGCCTCGCTCGGCTTCGAAGAAGGCGCCAACCAAGTCATCGTCCCACGCCTCCTAGAATGGCTTCCTCAAGGTAGTATCGCGAGAATTAAAAACAACCAAGCGGGTATCCCCACACACTACGAAATGGCCAACGGCAGCATTATCAATGTCCTCTCCGGCGAACAAGATAAAATGGTGTTCGAAGGTTGGACAGGCGATTACGTTCATATCGACGAGCCATGTTCCAAAGAAATATACGACGCTTGCAGAAGGGGTTTAATTAAGAATAACGGATACATCTGGTTTACGCTTACGCCGTTGGCTGAACCTTGGTTATACTCCGACCTCTGGCTGCCCTCCGTAAACGGTGATAGAAAAGACATCGGCGTGTTTACCGTTGACATCATGGACAACGCCATCTCGAACGGAGGCTACCTTCCCGACGAAGCCATCGCTGAATTTGAAAAAGACCTCACCGACGACGTTAAAGAAGCACGCCTACACGGCAAGTTTCGCCACCTCTCAGGTCGAATTTTCTCACAATTTGACAAAGAAATCCACGTAGTTGAACCGTTCGACATACCGTTCGCCTGGCCCATATTCGAAGCCATCGACCCACACCTCTCCAAAGAACACGCTTGGATTCAAGTGGCAATAACCCCTTACGGCGAATTAATCGTCTGCAACGAACTCTGGGAAAAGACAATAATACCCGAATTTGCCAAACATATACTTGATAGAAGATTTAATAAACAAGTTGCTAAGTGTATTATAGACACTTCGTCCGAAACGCCCGACGCTAATTATAGAATCACTCCTAGGTCTTTGTTAAGAGAACATGGAGTAGAAACATCCCTAGCCCATAAGCAGGGTAGCGTCGACGCCGGAATCCACGCTATACGAAGTCTGCTTACGCCACAGAAATTGTTGACTGGCCAGGTGAGGCCGAAACTCTATGTTTTTAATACGTGCCGTCGCACCATTACCGAGTTCATGAACTACGTGCAGGATGACCGTAGCACCGAATACTTGGTAAAGGACAAGCCCCGAAAGAAGTACGACGACATGTTAGACCTGCTTCGTTACATTGTGGTCGAAAATCCGGCGTTCGATTTTGAAATTGGCGTAATAAAAACTACGGATTTCCGTTATGGCGAAGACAGAGAAGAAAGTCCTCCGGATAGACTCACTGCCAGATATTGACCTTAACGACCCGAAACTACTTAGTTTCATACTAGACCAACGTACAAAGATGATTTCCGACCGCGAAGTCTGGTCGGCCCGTCAGAAAAAATACCTCTCCCAATGGGACGACTACCTCTCCTATACCCGCAAAGGCCCTTGGGATAATAGCAGTAACCTGCACTTGCCCGTCACGATGTATATGTGTAAGGCGCTCCATGCGCGCATCGTGCAGGCGATATTCGCCATTCGCCCGTGGTGGGTACTCCTCCCCATGGAACAACAGGATAACCAACGCATTCAGGTAGTAGACGCGGTTATGCGTTGGGCCTGCTCCCATTACGTGAACTATAATCGCGGCATCGAAACCATGGTCGACGATTGGGCCTGGGATTTCGTAACTACCGGTTTCGGTATTGTTAAACGACGTTGGGACATCTACCAGCGTAACGCCGTAATAATTAAAGAAGAACTCGTCCAGCAAGAACAACCTGAAATTCAAGAGCGATTTCAGGAATTGGCCGACCTATCGATGGAGTTCGGAGAAACCGAGGAAGCAAACATACCCCCTTCGGTCTCAGAACGTATAGGCAAAGAAGTGGAAGAACTTCTGACCTACTTCGATGGGCCGGTCATTGAAACGGTTCCACACGAAGACATCATCTTCCCTTCGGCGTGTAGAGACTCGACCAATATGGACGAGCCGTTCATGCTCTGCCACGACTTTAGAATCGACAAGTCGACGTTACTTAGAAACGCTAACACCGGATTTTATAGTCAGACACAGATAGATAAGATAGTAAACAAAGGTCTTTCAGAGGCAGGAGCGATAGTCTACAATAACGATGACGCTAAAGTTCTGAAACAGAAACAAGACGAGTACCGAGGAGTGGAAACGGTCGACGCGGATGCCGGAGTTCCGGTCGGAGAGATGTCCGAAGTTTCTCTCCGTTACGACATCAACGACGACAACATCGACGAAGACCTAATCGTCACGTTAGACGTGAAGAACCACGTCATGGTGAGAGCGACCTACCTCGACCGAGTCACAAAGACCGGCCGTCGCCCGTACCACAAAGTGGACATGATTCGCAGGCCGAGGTGCATGTACCCTATTGGCCTATGTGAACTGTTGTACCCAATCAATAAAGAAATCGACACCATGCACAACATGCGAATCGATTTCGGAACGATTACCAACATTCCGTTCTTCTTTTATAAACCGATGGCCGGTATGAAAGGTCAAAGAATAAGACTCGAACCCGGAACAGGCGTTCCTCTGGAATCGCCGCAGTCAGATATAAACTTTCCAAGGTTTTCCAACTCTACCGCCTTTGGAACGCAAGAAGAGCAGAACCTACTTTCGTGGGCAGAACGCCTAACGTCACTAACCAGCATGTCGTTAGGTATGCCTTCCCAGAGGGTAGGCGCTTCTCGTACAGCCTCTGGCATGATGTCCCTTTTGAACGAGGCCAACGTCAACATCGACGTCCTCATCTCTCGATTCAAACTGGGATACCAGGAAATGCTCAAGGGTTTACTTTGCGACCTACAGGAACGCCTGCCGGATGAAACTATTATTCGCGTGACCGGCACGGACGGCAAGACGTTATACGAGAACGGTGTGCCGTGGATTAAGAAGGTCTCCCGTGAGGAAATTCAAGGCGGGTTCGACTTCTTCCTCTTAGCCAACTCCGCGAACACAAATCGAGAGTTGGAGAAACAAGAGGCGGGTTTAATTCTTCAGACGCTTATGAACCCGCTGAACCTGCAGACCGGCATTGTTGGCCCTGGGAATATCTACATGGCCATGAAGAATTTTCTCGAAAAGCGGGGCGTCTATAACGTTGCAGATTATATTACCGAGCCGCAGATGGCCAGACAGCCGCTCTCGCTCTACGACGAACTCTCGGCCATTACTCAGGGATTGGTTCCGACCATAGTATTGAACGATAACCATCAGGCTAAGATGCAAGGCATTCAGGCGTTCATCCAGACGCCTCAGTTCCAAGAAGGCGTTATGAAAGGAGTGAACTCTCCAAACGCGATCTTGGCGGCCGACGCGGCGTTGAATTTACATAACCAATTTGCGCAGGCGATAGCGCAACAGCAGGCGCAGGCGGCACAGATACAGCAGCAGGCGCAACAGGCAGGAACTCAGAACGCTAATATGAGCGGAAGAATAGCCGGAACGGTCGGTGAGACCGGCAGACCCAAGACGGAAGAAGCTATCCCGAAAGGTCAACTCCCGGCGTCAACTCCGCCAATAACTACGGGAACTGAATAACCATGAAACCCGATGAACTAAAAGAAGCAGTCAACAAACTGAAAAACTCGGAGCATTGGTTAACACTAGAACTCCTCCGAGATGAGCTTCTTGAAAGATTGAACGAAGGGTTAAACGCTCCGGTTCAAGACCGCCCGCTAGTCTGCGAACCGAACCTAGGAACGATTGTCATGGCAAGGATGGCGGAGATGGGAGGTATAAAAAGATACTTCGATTTGATAGACCAATGGAACCAAATTTATATTGAAGAGAGGCAAGAGAAAAAAATGGAGGAAATGAATGGAAAACAATGAGCAGACACCGGGAACTGAACAAACCCCGGTTGTGGAGAAACCCGCTCCACAAGACTTTTTAAACGAAAAAATAGGGAAGATAGAAGGGCAGATTGAAGCGTTGACTGGTCTGGTGAGTCAGGTGGTATCCAGACAAAGCGAGGTTTCTCATGAACCTCAAGTAGAATCGTATAGTGGCGACGAAGACGTAGGTTCTGTCATTGATAAGAAATTGTCAGTGTTTGAACAGAAACTAGAAAAACAAAGAAAGGCCGATTATTGGAACACAAAGACAGATTCAGAGTTTCCAGAAATCGTCCAGAAGGGTCAGTTCTACCAGATGGTTGTGGCCGATTACCAAAGCGCAGGGAGCAAAGAACCCGATGCTGTTTATAATGCAGCGTGTAGAGTTTTTGCTCGTACTGGTAAAGGCAAGGGCGGACTCGATACTCGCTCTTTCTCGGCAGGCAACGCTCGACTGGCAGGAGCCACGCCATCGGTAACCGGAGGAACAACAACTACGGACGAACTTACGCCGGAGGAAAAGTACATCGCTGCTAAACTTGAGGTTAGTGAAGAAAAGTATAAAAAACTGAGGAGGAAACCACAATGAACACAAATGACGACAACCTGAAACTTGACGATTTAACGCCAAAAACAAAAAGGAAATCAGGGCCAAAGCCGGTGAAGAAACTCTCCGCCGGACCAACAATCGTAAAGGAGGTGAAAAGAAAAGGAACGTTCAAACCTGGGGACTTGCTCCAGATTCTGAACAAAGACCCTAATTATGCCTACCGTTGGTTAAACGCTACCAAGATGGAGAAACAAGGGTGGACGGACCATCGGAACTGGGAAATAGTTAGAACGGGGAATTCTAGCGGAGAACAAGCCGGAGCTTTGAGCCTGTCAACAAAGGCTACCGCACTAGATTCGATGGTTAGGAATGGAGATTTAGTGCTTGCTAGAATGCCGAAAGAGGACGCAGAGGCAAGGAACGAATACTACCGCAAGAAAAATGACGCACGTCTTGAAGTGCTAACTATGAAGAACAAATTCAAATCCGCAGGCGTTGGCGGTTCGTTTGAGCAACGTCACGGTAACAAAGTGGTGAAGGAAAATTGGGAAGAAGATTAAATAAAGGAGAATAATTATGGCAACAGATAGACCGATGGGTTTTCGTCCCATATATGCTCTCGGTGGGCAACATGGCAGGACGAACAAATATGTTTTAGCGGCGGCAAACGCAATCATTGGTGTTGGTGACTTACTTGCTAGAGATGCTAATGGTGCAGTTGACCGAGCTGCGGCAACGTCAGTTCAGATAATCGGCGTTGCGGCAGAAGCAAAGGCCGCAAGTTCGGGCGGTTTTATTCTGGTGTATGATAATCCAGACCAGGTTTACGAAGCACAGACGGATAACGGAACGGGGACGTTGACAGCGCAGACTGGTTGCAATTTGAACGCCGATTTCGTTGTGGCAAACGCAGTGAATGGAATCTCTCGTATGGAAATCGACGAGAATTCCGGTAACACGACAGCAACGTTGCCGTTGGTTGTCCTGCGGCTCTGGGACGAACCGAATAACTCGTTCAGCGAATTTAACCGTCTCGAAGTAAGGATTAACAACCATGTTCTGCAATCGCTTGGAACAACTGGTATATAGTGTAGTTTTGATAATTAATTACAGAGGGAAATTAAAAAGGAGAAATAGAATATGGCACTTTTAAGAAATCAGTTTTCGGACCTATTCTTCGCAACAGCGTTGCCTGTTCTCGAAGAAACGATTATGGAGAAGTATAAAAGCAAACCGGACATGATTCCGATGGTGTTCAATGTCGAGTCCTCAGACAAGTGGGGCGAACAGGACACAACCATCTCCGGGCTAGGTCTTGCCGTGGGTAAGGGCGAAAACGCTCCCGTGACCTACGATGATGTCCTGCAAGGATATGACAAGACATACACACATGCCACGTATGCGTTAGCTCTCCGTGTTTCCAAGGAGATGATTGACGACGATAAATGGGGCGTTGTGAAGAAAGCAACCTCAGCGTTGGGTCGTTCGATGTTCAATACGAGGCAGATTATTGCAGCGGCGCATTTCAATAACGCGTTCAACGCGGCGTTTCCCGGACCTGACGGGTTGGAACTCTGCTCGCTCCTGCATCCGCTCATCGGCGGCGGCACGGAACAGAACGAACTGACAGCGGCTGCTGACCTCTCGGTCACGTCTCTGCGTCAGGCAATTAACGACATCGAGGATACGGTTGACGACAGGAGTCTCTTAATCAACATTACCCCTCGCTACCTGTTGGTTCCGAACGAACTGAAGTGGGATTGCGAAGAGTTGCTCAAGTCTTCGCTAAGGCCGGACAACGCGAACAACGCAATCAACGCGTTCCAGATGCAGAACCTGGATTACCTGGTTTGGAATTACCTTACAGACCCGGATGCGTGGTTCATTCTCTCGGACAAGAGCGAACATTCGTTGAAGTGGTATGACAGGGAATCTGTGAACACGTCGTCAGATTATGACTTCGATGCGCGTGCATCCAAGACGATGATTGCGTCAAGGTTTAGCTCAGGTTGGAGCGAGTTCCGCGGCGTTTTTGGTAGCCCAGGCGCGTAAGTTATTAAATTGAAAAGAAAATATATGAAAAAAGGCAAAAAGAAAAAAGGTGGTTGCAAGAAGTAAGGAGGCGACTATGCCAAATTCTGGAGTACAACGATTGAAGTCGGCTAAGTTAGCCAAGAAGAAAAAGGCAGTTGGTTCAAAGAAAGTTAAACGTTGATCGGAACGTAACCGACGGAGGGTGGGTGGGTATTAAGTTCAAGGAGAAACTATGTATAAAATAACGGATAACGATACTGGAGCATGGCGTGTCGTTAGCGACGATATGTGGAACGGGTTCAAGTTTGGAGTTCCCGGCCTATATCACGCTTACGATAACGACTTCTTCACGTATACGGCAGGAGATTGGACGGTAACGTCCGTAGGTGGTGGTGCTAATGCGTTAATTGATTATGATGGTGGTGTTTTGCAGATGACAACTGGTGGGGCAGACAATGACCATCAGAGTATTCAGCTTGGCGCGGAGGCGTTCACCCCAGCGGCAGGCAAGAAGATATTTTTTGAAGCTAGAATCAGAGCAAGCAACGCCACGCTTTGCGATTGGCTGGTAGGTTTAGTTCTGACGGACACGACTCCGTTAGCGACAACGTTCGGAGCGGTCTTTCAGAAGGACGCAGGCGACGCATTAATTGATTGCGTGGTTGTGGATAACGGCGTTCAATCGACCGAGGCTGGGATGGGGACGTGCGTAGCTAACGTTTGGTTCAAG